TTTATCCACCTTATGACTATATAACCTAAAGTCGTCAATAGCGCCCTTGCAGCTTGGTGCTATTATGACAGATTTAAACCCACGAATAAACCTAATTCCTTCTTGTATACTATTAGGCCACTTTTTAACGCCTTCCATTCTAGGAAAACCATGCCTCTGTAGATAGCTGATTGTCTTAGGTTCTGCGCTATCGGCTCGGCAAGTATATCGATCAAACTCAGGTATTATCTTCGTTATAAAGTTGTGCGTATTGTCTATTTCTATCCCGACTCCGTAAGCCTCCTTCTCGATGTATAGGTTTTCATCGTGTACCCAACATTTAACAGCAACTAAAGGATCTGGTCTAAAGCCAAAGTCTACACCTAAATATGGCCCTTGCCATCCTTGCACTGGTTCGAAGTCCTCTATTCTCCATTTATCGTGAAAGACTTGAGCATCGTTTACGACCTCGTAACCGCCTAACCAAATATGAGAGTACCGTTCAAAGTCTCGCTCTTTAGCAACCTCTGCCAGTTCGACCATCGCATCAGGAACAAAAGGATTATTATCATAGTTAACGTGAACTAACTGACTGTTTTCGTTAGTATTAAATACTTCCTCTACTGCATCACTTGGCTGTCGAGGATTCCAACTAAACCAAAGCTCTGCACCTTCTTTACGCATAGTCGGATCAAGTAGCTCGATTGATCGCTTCGATAGGCTTTGCGCTTCCTCGCACCATGCCAAATCGAAACCCTCTAATGATTTAATACTATCAGCCGTATGATCCTGCATTCCTTGAAAGATTATAACACCTTCGCCTCGTAAGTTTTTTATCTCAGTAGTTTGTATCTCAAACAAATGATCTAAACCTAAAGCCGTTATTTTATCCTCTAGTAGTTGTTTAGCTGAGAACTTGAGGGATCGTTGCACCTCACGAATACAAACAACTCTGCTATTTGGGTTCATTAGCTGTCGTTCTATTACAGCCTCGGCAAAGAAGTGAGACTTACCTGATGCCCGACCACCCTTTGCGCCTCTGTATCTAGGATGACCACTATTACCTTCTAGCAAAGGCAAAGCCCATCTAGGAGTCTGAATCTGTAGTTTTGTCAATTATAATACGTTCTATTTTAGTAGGAGTCATCGATCCATCAGGACTTGAGTGTTCTAGCGATTGAGTTTCTTTCCATCCGCATTGAGTTTTAAGATAGAATATCTGCGCTCCAAGTTCTCCCGATCTTGCTTTTTGTATTAAACTTCCTGCAATTGCACCTTTTGCTTTAGCTCTTCCTTTTTTATAGCGTTCGGAAATATGAGCGTTTCTTTCCATTAAAGCATAGAAAGTTGTTCTTCCAATACCAAAGTAATCAGCAATATCTCCTGTTGATAAAACTGCTGCGAGTGTTTCTACTTCCTCAATTTGCTTTTCTGTTAGTTCTATTTCAGGTCTGCCTGCTTCACCTTTTGCCATATTAAAACCTATTAAAAACCCTTCTTAATATATAAGACCTTGCTAGTGATATAACAGTAAAGGCCAAAGAAATCGATAGCGCCTTTTGTGTTGTTATCTGATAACCATGTAAAGGTAATATAACATAAGTTGCCGCAGTTGCTATAATATATCCTATTAGGACGTTTGTACTGGCTTCAACCATGCTCATTAGTTTGGTTTGATTCTGCATAGGTTTTACCTGTTTGTTCGTTTACTGCTTCTTTACCTGTGAAGTCCTGCCATCGTTTAATTATTACATCGCAGTATTTCGGGTCGAGTTCCATCATAAAACAATTTCTTCCTGTTTGCTCTGATCCAATCATTGTCGATCCAGATCCACCAAATAAATCTAAAACATTGGTTAACCTTATATGATTTCCAAACGCTCTAACGGATAGCTCCACAGGTTTTTGTGTCGGGTGAACATAATTAGTATCTTTTTTAATAGACCATAAGTCTGTTTCATTCTTAATAACTTCGTCTAATTTACCATTAAATAAACAGAACTCGTGTTGATGCCTATAGCCATTTCCCATTCCAAAAACATTTTTAGCCCATACGATGCAACTTTTGTATTCTAGTTTAGTTTGCAAAATTGCATAAAAATTCCAGTTGCACCAAATATAATAAGCCTTTGGATTGAGTGCTTGAATTGTTGCTATTGTATCATCAATAAAATTTGCAAAATCTATATCTGATAAATTATCGTTTTTAATAACATCGTGTTTTCCGCTTCGACCATTAAAAGCAACATTGTATGGTGGATCTGTAAATAACAAATCAACACTTTGATTATTCATTAACTTTTCAACTGCATCGATGCTTGTGCTATCGCCACACATAAGTCGGTGATTGCATAGAACCCAAATATCACCCTCGACAGTAATAGGTTTCTCTGGTGCTTCGGGAACATCGTCCTCGTCAGTAAGCCCTTCTTTCTCAGGCTCTTGCAGTAACTTGGCTAGTTCCTCATCGCTAAAACCTACCAGATCCAGATCAAAATCTAACTCTTTGAGTCCGTCTAGCTCTATTTTTAGCATCTCATCGTTCCACCCTGCGTTGAGGGCGAGTTTATTATCTGCGATGACATAGGCTCGTTTCTGTGCTTCCGACCATCCTTCGGCTGTCATTGTCGGCACTTCTTCGAGGCCAAGCCGTTGGGCAGCCAGTAGTCTGCCATGTCCTGCTATGATTTCGCCATCGGTATCTATTAAAATGGGCGTTGTAAAACCCCACTCTTTGATGCTTGCCGCTATCTGTGCGACCTGTTCATCGCTGTGGGTTCTACTGTTCCGAGCATACGGAGTAATTGATTTAATACTTGTTCGTTCAACTTTGTCTGAAGGCCATTCCATAATAATCTCTTTGTCGGTTTATCTTATTATAGTTAAAAAAAAGCCCCACGCAAGAACGCAGGGCAGTGTACTTTATAAAAGGACAGGCGGAAAAAAAGCAGTGTAAAAACCTGTCACTCTGGGAGGGAGTATATGTATTGTCCAATTAAAGTCTAACATAATCTAATTCTTTTTCCAATGGTTAAGATATTTTTTATATGGTTCTAGCTGTTCTTGAGTAACTAAACCACTTCTAACCATCTGTTCAGCAAAGGTTCCTGTTATATAACTTTCTCCAACATCCTCGTTTCTTTTAATACGTTCTGCGTTTATTTTAAGCTCATTTGGCTCGTAGCCTTTGCTTTGAGTGTAATCAATAAACTCTGGACGTTTGGGAGCTATTTCTTTTGCGGCTTGGCTAATTTGTTTTGCTGTAGGCCATGATCGAGTTTCCAAGTTCCCTAGCAAAGCCTCCTCGAAATCATCAAACCATTCATTAATTTGCCTAGAAGGAGCAAGTCCGTTTATCCGTTTGCATAGAAACTCAGCCTCACTTTTGGCTGCTTCTGCGTTGCCTGTCACTGCTCTAGGAGCGTTTAATCGTGCAAGCATTTTCATAGTTCGGTTTTTAAGTTCTATCTCACGCATCGTAGTTCAATCCCATCTCTGTTAATATATTAAAGGTTTCGTTGTTATTATCTACTTTTAATTCATCTTCCCATCGTTCCTGATTTAACCAAGTTGCAGGATGAGGCACAAAGGTTTGATCTGTTCCAACTATAGTCTTAGCATAACAAGTTGCCGAGCTAATAATATAATGAACGTCAGCTTTCTTGATTGCCTTTGCCCATGCTTTTCTTGCTGCTCCTTTTCCTACCTTTCGAGGATACTCAGAATAAAACTCATCAAAATAGTTATTATTTAATAAGGATGGTTCTAAGGGTGGTTCTATGGATGGTTTACCTGAACCTCGTTCAGGGGTAGGGGTGAACGTCATGCAGGGGTGGGGCTGAATGTCATTCAGGGGTGAATCTCGTTCAGGGGTAGATCTGGTAGGCTGTAGAGCATGAATAATATTAAGGTTTATACTGTAATCGATTGTATATCCTGATCTGCATTGACGCTGACCTGATTCGGATACTATGCCCATCGCTATCATATCTTTTATATGTATTCGAACAGCCCGATCTGTCATTTCGAGATCAGCCGCCATATTTGATTTGCTCACCCATATACCGCTTCCATCGTCACTGGCCTTGTCAGCCATATACATTAGGATCGCTTTCTTAGTGAGTGAGCCAACCTTTTTAGTTTGTATTAGGTTTGAAACTAGGTTACTCATTGTTTGACTACTCCGTTAGTTAAGAAAATATATCTCACAGTTGTTTTCTTCTTTTTGCTAAAGCCCTCAGTTTAATTACTGGGGGTTTTTTACTTCTGTAAATAATCAGATAACTTTTCTATCGTAGAAAACTTAGGATCAGTTGAACCTCTCATTATCTGATAAAGCACTGGTCTGCTAACATTTGCCGATTTTGCTACTTTCGTCAAGTTTCGATCTTGCAGCATC